TTAACAAATTTCCAAGTTTCAACTTTATTATTAAGTATTAACTTTTTATCTTCTACTTCAATCTCATTGTTATATGTTTCACCTAATGGTTCTACGATAAAATCATATAAACTTTTCATTAATACTCTAAATCATATTCAACAGATATTGCCATGTTAGAGTTAAACTTTTTCCATGGTAATACTTCGTTGTTTTTCTTTATATATATATTATAAGAGTTGTCTTGCTCATCTAGTATTATATAAGCTATTTCATGCCCTCCATATACTTGTTGACCAACAGCATAATGCATTGCATCGTTTTTATAATCAGATCCAATACTTATTTTTCTTATATTACTTTCCATCTTGCTCAACAACTTCATTTTCTGTAAAAGAACCATCTTTTAAATCAATTGAAATATTACCATATTTTTCATTTAATTTATTTTTTTGTTCTTGTATAAGAGTATCATTTTCTTTGAAGCTTTGCAATAAACTCATTTTTTGCGCTTCTAAAGATCCTACATGCATTGCTAGTTGATTAGCTTTAGTTGTTAGTTCTGTAATATTATCGAACTCTTCTTTCGTTAATTTATTATTTTTCATGATTTAATTTAATTTAATTTAATTATTGTTTAAAATATTTACACTATTCTTTCAAAAGTTATTTCAATTGGTCTATTACCTGAATCTGATGGAAATGGATTCACACCACCTACTGTAAACTCACATTCAACTTGTATAGTATCTCCAGCTCCACAAACTTGAACTAGTTCACCATAAAATATTTTATCACCTGTAAGCTCAGTTGATTTTTGATCAATAATATCTATTTTAGCTCCACCTGTAGCTGTACCTTCTAATGATACCCTCATTTCTACTTGATTTGTTTGATCAAACCAATGTTGGCAGGTTCTAATTTTCCAAGTTCCAGCTCCAAAAGCACCTAATGTAAAGGTTGCAACTTGTCCAGCTGTTCCACCAGCTGCATTAGCACATGACCAGGCATAATTAGATAAGGTGCCTCCTGGTAAATTACTCACGCTTATTAGTGGCGTAGGATCAAATGGTAAATAACTAGCAGTAGCACTTAACCAGTTTGTATAAGCTACTGGACTACCATTTGTCCATACAAATGTTTGAAAAGCACTGTAACCCTGCACCCATTCAATACCAGCACCACCACCTCCATTAGAAGCTAAAATAAAACCGTTATTCCCGGCAGAATTATTTATATCTTTAATATCACTTACAAAAGTTGTTACTGAAGACATACTAATACCAGCTGAACCTGAATCATCTATAACTATATCGTCATTTGGACCAATTCTCATGTCTGCTCCTTTTTCATGATAAAGAAATTGTTGACCTTGAGATTTTATTTGAGTTTCATCTCCTCCAGCGGCGGTAGTATTAAGAAATAAATCAACTGCTGGCGCTGTTCCATCGCCAATATATAAATCGCCAGTTAAAGGGTTTGTTACACCAGCTGCTATAGGTAGATAAGGACCAATAAGTGGTTGTATACTAGAAGCTAGATCTGCTGGTGAAATTCTAGTATTAACTGCTCCTGCGTATCCTACTATACCAGTGAAATTATTAACGTCCGCTTCAGCGGTAAATTGTGAAAATTTTATATTTGCCATTTTATTATTTTATTCTCTGATCATTAAATCAGCATTGTTTTCTGTTAACATTTGATCTACTCCATTTTCTAATATAATGAAGTTAGTTATGGGTCCAGATCCGCCACTACCTTGTGTTATTGGTATTGCGTCAACTGCTAGTGCGAGTGCTAGTGATAAAGGAGATCCCATTTTATTTTAATGCTAATATATCTGAAGCTGAAGTTCCTGTTGCAAAAACTCTTATAACCTGTAAAGGTACATATGAGTTATTACCTACATTTTTTAAATCTACAGGTTCTTCACTTGAAGCTGGTATAACTCTTATATCACCTGCTGTTCCTACAAATAAACTAAAACCTTCATTACCAGATTTTAAATTTGCTGCTCCTCCATTACCTCTATATATATCAAAAGCAGCTCCACCACCTACACCTGGTGCAGATAAAGTTAAAGCGTCTTCACTAACTATTGCTATTACTTGAGCTATAGTACCAGTACTTGGTTCATATACCACGTCGCCTAAAGCTACTTTATTAGAATATCCTGTTCCAGCAGGATTTGATTCACCGCTTAAAAACTTACCTGTTCCTGCGGCTACTGTTAAATTTGCACCAGCACCAGTATTAGTACCACTTTTATAAACACCAGGATCTGGTATGTTTATATCATCATTAGGTACAACTACTACCGCTTCTGTTGGTTGATTACTTGCCATTTTTATTATTTTTGTTTAAATATATTACTCGCTTTTTCTGTTGTTCGTCCTCCGAAATAGGCTAAGATGACCGCCATCATAACCTTCTCAAAAGTATCGTTCCATGTCTCATGTATGTTAAAAGGTATAGTTTCTACGCTATCCAATATACCAGCAAATGAAAATATAACAATACACCATACTAAAACTAATGGGCGTACGTTTTTTGACATCCATGAGTCAGACATAGAATCTGCTTGCCATCTTGAAGTGATAGCTTCTATTTCTTTATTTTGTTGTTCAAATATTATTTGTTGTAGTTTGATTTTATCTTCTGCAGGAGCATCAGACTTAGTAATAGCTTCAATAGCTTCCTTTGGAGATGTAACACCTTGTAAAACATTACCTAATGTAGGGTTTATTACAGACGCTGCACCAAACAACAGTTGACCAACAGTTGTATCTTTAAATTTTTTTTTACTCATCTTTTATAATCACTTGATTTACAGTGTTTTTACTTTTTCTTTTTAGTTGCATTTATTACTATAGGTTCAGGACCTGATCCAATACCTCCACCAGCATCATGTATACCATAAAATTCTTGCATAAACTCTATATCTTCTTCTGGTATATAATCTCTATATTTATCAGGTGTAAAGTAAAAAGTATCATCAAATTTTACACTACCACCACCTAAAGCTCTAGCACCTCTATTTAACAATTGTGCTCTTTGATATGATCTAGGATCATAGTCTTCTTCATAATCAAAGCCTGGACCCCATTTTTGATCATAACCTCCTTCACCATGTACATTAAAATCAAATACATCTTGAATACTTGCGTAAGGTAAATTGTTATCTGTACTTAATCCAGCTCTCATACCTCCATAATCTACACCCATTACACGACTTACAATTCCATCTTCT